CCTAAAGACCCTCACAGTCCTAAGTATTCTAATTGGTTATACATTATATTTGCACCTCATCATCAACGCACCGAACCAAAGAGAGCGGCTGATAGGATGAGAAACAAATGGCAACTATGGCTGACTCTACATGAAGTGCAGCTTGTCTTTATATTAAACGGTTTATTATTTTTATTATTACCTATTGATTGGTTTTTAATATGGGCTACTGCGGTAGCTTGGACAACGTTTTGGGTAATGGCTGTTACTGGTATTATGTGTCATTCATATGGAAAAAATGAGCCATGTGATGTACCATACATGTATCCAGTAGCGTTCTCTGAAGCGTTCCATAAACAACATCATATCAGCCCACAGTTAAAACACTGTAAGTACGACATATGGGTATGGGTAATTACAAAACTGAGGTGGGTATGAAACATGCGAGATTAGTACAATTATTAGCTTTGCTAAATCATATTATAGCTATAGCGGGGTGTTATTATTTCCCTGAGTATATTGTATATGGTTTATTCGCTTGGGCGTTTGTTAATATCTTTGGTACAAACATTGCCATACACAGGTTTATGGCTCATAGAAGCTTTGAGACAACTCCTGTCAAAGCTAAAATTTTAAAGTATCTTACAATTATACCAGCATTTGGTAGTCCATTATCATGGACAGCTATGCACCGCTACCATCATATGTACAGTGGTAGTAAACAAGACAACGAATCTCCTGAAAATATAGGATATGTTAGAGCATGGCTTACATTGTACGACCCTATTACTGTTCCTAAGGACATGGTAAAAGATATTCTTAAAGACAAAGATTATATGTTTATAACTAAGCATTATTGGACTTTATTACTTAGTTATATAGGCATATTGTACGCAATAGACCCCTTATTAGGTATATTTGCGTTCTCATTTCCAGCAGCATGTGTATATCAGGCAGCTGGTGCGTTTGGTGTTATACCACACATGAAACAATTTGGTTATATTGTGGTTAAACCTAACAAAGACTGCACAGCCGTCAACAGTCCCCTAACTTCTCTTATAAGCTGGGGTGAAGGTTGGCATAATTATCACCACACTATTGCAAAAGACTACAGACATGGTCATAAATGGTGGGAACTAGACCCACCAGCATGGTTTATAGAGAGGATATTCTTGAAATGAAAGTTACATTAGAACATTTAGCGGAAAAGATAGACCGATTAGAGTCGAAAGTAGAGTCGCTACAAGAAGATGTAAACAAGGGTAAAGGAGCAGTAACCTTTCTTATGTGGTTAGGTGGTATAGCCGCCGTTATTATTGGATATTTTTGGAGTGACAAATGATACCTATGGAATTATTAAGCATGCTAGCTAGTACCGTTTTAGGCGGAGTATTATCTATTATGGCTCAGAAATCACAAGCTGAGGCTGAAAAACAAAAAATGTTTATGCAACGAGCTGAGTTTGCAGCACAACAAGTAGACAAAGCAAGAGAAGTAACCGATTCATTTACCAAGAATACTAGACGTTGGATAGCCCTGATAGCAGTAGTATCTATACTGGTTATACCAAAACTAGCACCATTTATAAATCCTGATTTAACTATTTATGTTGGTTATACAGAAGAAGTTATGCAAGGTTGGTGGATATTTGCGTCAAGCACAGACATGACGCAGTGGAAACCAATGACAGGTGCATTAGTCATAACGCCCCTAGATACGCACGTTGTCTCATCAATTATCGGTTTATATTTTGGCGGAAGTTTGGTACGTAAATGAGAAAGCTATTAGTTTTATTATTAATGTCCAACGTGGCAATAGCAGATGTTACTTCTAGTGGAAGTACCACTAATACGTTGAGTAACTCAGCGGGAAATAATACGGCTATCACGGGCGGCTACGAAAGTGCCACCACGTATCAGTCAGGTTCGTCTAGTAATACAACTAATAATTCTACAACTAACAATTCAAATAATCAGGAGACTGCGGTTAACTCTGCTCACTCTCCTTCAATGTCGGTCTACGGTCAGGATAGCTGCGTTGTGCCGTTGTCCTTAGGAATGACTACTATAGGCTTCAGTTTTAGTGCTGGAAATTACTACATAGACAAGGCATGTGAAAAACGTAAGAAAATTAAGATTTTAAACGCTTTATCTATGAAAGTAGCTGCAATATCACTGGCATGTTCAGATAAAGATGTGTGGATTGCAATGAAAAACGCTGGGACTATATGCCCTGTGGATGGCTTGATAGGTAAAGAGGCTGAGAAACGCTGGGAAGAACTTGGTGGATTTCATAGAGATAAAGAATCTAAAGACCAAGTAGAGCAATATAAAAAATATAAAGAAAGTCTTAGAAGATGAAATATTTAATACCTTTGTTATTTCCTTTAATTGTTTATGCAGAAACTACAGAAAATTTAATAACAAATAGCACGTTTGAAGGTGGGAACGCCTCAGGCTGGACGCAATATGGTGATGGTACAGTCATAAACGACTGCTGTGGTTCATCCTATGACTACGAAATAGGCAACTCAGGTGGTATATCACAGCAATTTAGCCTAGAAACAGACACTATTACGTCTCAAATGCTGGATAACGGGGTTACATTAAATAGCTCCGTACTCGTACAAAATGGTGAAGGCGGCGGAAACGGTGCTTGGTGTTCATCTTGCGGCGGTGCTGACACGTTTACTATCCAACTAGATATACTTGACCAAAATAGTCAGGCATTAGCTACAACTATTACAGTCCGCACAGACGTCACTGGTATAAACGGTGAGACGTTTACTGACAGTGTTACATGGACTGGTTCAGGTTCTAGATACGGCAACATAGACCTATCAGGTATAGACGCAGCTGCACCAGCAAGACTCGGTGGGGCTAACTTTGACAATATAAACGTTACTATGGAGTATGACCCTGTTGTACTTACAGCTCAGCAAACAGAAGAATTAAAAGAAATAGAACAAGAAATTGTACCTATTGAGTTTGAACCTATAGAAACTATTGTTGAATACATTGAAGAAGTATTTGAGGTTGTTGAAGTAGAAGTAGAAGAAGAGATTTATGAAGAAGAAAGCTTTATTGAAGAAACTATTGTGCTCTCTGAGACAATGGAAACCCCTCGTCAACCTGAAGAAGAGCGTCCTGAAGAGGATGAAATAGTAGCTGAGTCTGAGGTTGAAGTAGAAACTACAGACATCTCAATAGAAGATGTATCTGTTAAAGTAGCTGAGAAGGTCAGTAACGTATCAGACCAACTAAAGCTTACACAACTTATTGTTGCTAAAGCTATGCAAAACAATAGTAAGATATCAGCATATAATAATATTAATCAGGACTTATTCAAACAACCCGAGTTAATTACTATCAATATAGACGCTTATATTAATAAGACCTACGTTGATACAAGGAACATTTACCCTAACCAAATATTTGAGGACAGATTATGGACGTTAAGACGATAGGAGCTGTTGTTGCCCTACTATTTACTGTAGGTGGGCTATTTATACAGATAGGAGAGATAATGAACAGACTAGAAGTGGTTGAATCTGCTACTGCCCCTGACATATCCCCTATTAAAGAAGATATAGCTAACATTAAGAAAGAATTAGCTGTACTTGAGAATGATGTAAAAGGATTAAAGAACCCCTTAGGACAATAATATGGAAGACAAAAAAGAAGAAATAGAGAAGATAGTAGAAGAGTTACCTGTATTACTCGTAGCTCATGCTTATAGGAAACTAAAATCAGGTGAGGAAATCACAGCAAGTGAGATGAAGGTATGCCTAGATATCTGTAAGACTTATTCTAGCTCAGATATCGTAGAGAAGGCTCACAACATCTTAGAAGACTTGCCGTTTGACACAGATGAATAAGATAGAGAACTTTAAGAACTTCTTGTATTTAGCTTGGAAACACCTCAATTTACCTGAGCCAACACCTATACAATACGATATAGCAGACTATCTGCAATCTAAAGAGAAACGTATCGTTATCGAGGCTTTCAGGGGCGTAGGAAAGTCTTGGATTACTTCTGCATACGTATGTCACCAGCTGTTAATGAACCCACAGCGTAACATACTAGTGGTATCTGCAAGTAAAACTAGGGCTGATGACTTCAGTACCTTTACACAGAGACTTATTGCAGAAATGCCTTTATTACAGCATTTACAACCTAAGGATAGCCAAAGACATTCTAAGGTATCCTTTGACGTAGCCCCCGCTACGGCTTCACACGCCCCCTCAGTGAAGTCTATGGGGATTACGGGTCAGCTTACAGGTTCAAGGGCTGACCTTATTATTGCTGATGACGTAGAATCCGCTAATAACTCACAGACTCAACTTATGCGTGACCGCTTAAGTGAGACCGTAAAAGAGTTTGACGCTATTATAAAGCCTAAAGTCGGACGAATAGTCTTTCTAGGAACACCACAGACAGAAATGTCTTTGTATAATGACCTAGAGGAAAGAGGCTTTAAGACCCGTATATGGAC